TGGTCGCCATCGCAGTTTTTGTTTAGGTAACAAATTTTAAGTAGAGGTTCCGCTTCCTTGTGGATAATACAGTCAGCGCAGACAGACTCGGTAAGATGCTCGGTATCACAGACAGGCAGGTGCGCAACCTTGTCAAGGACGGCGTGTTCGAGCGTACCGGTCGCGGACAGTACGACGGTGACTCCTGCGTCTTCGCCTACATTCGCTATCTCCGTGAGACGCTCAAGGGCGACAGCGAATCTCTCACCGATCAGCGGACGCGCCTCGTCAGGGCGCAGGCGGACAAGGCGGAACTCGACCTCGAAGTCGCTCGCGGCAACAACCTCCCGCTCGACCTGTGCGGGAATTTCATGCACTCAATTTTAAACGCCGTGCGCTCCCGGTTGCTTGCGATGGCGAGCACGCTCAAGACAGACATTCCCGGTCTCGACAACGAGACGGTTATTGCGATAGATAATCACATTCGAGACGTTTTATCAGAGGTGAGTAAAACTGGAATTCCTGCAAACCTATCAAGACGCCTGGCGCAATACGTTGGCGATATTGAGACCGCCGCGCCGGATGACGGGGAGCCAGTGGGCTGACGAATATTTCTGGATCAGCCCAGAGGCATCGGCCGCGCGCGGCCTGACGAAGTGGAAGACGCGCCCGTATCAGCGCGGTATCCTTGACGCCATGTGCGACCCGAACATCGAGACCGTCGTCGTAAAGAAGTCGGCGCGTATCGGCTACACGAAGATGATAGGGATTACAATCGGGTACTACCTACACAACAACCCCCGCAATATCCTCGTTGTCCAGCCGACGATTGAAGACGCACAGGGATACAGTAAGGACGAAATCACTCCCGCGCTGCGTGACGTTCCCGTCCTCTACGACCTGGCGCCGGAAGAGAAGACGCGTGACAGCGACAACACGATCTTGCGCAAGCAATTTCCCGGCGCCACGTTGTACATCGTCGGTGCAAACAGCCCACGCGGTTTTCGCCGTATCAGTGCAGGGACGGTTATCTTTGATGAAATAAGCGGCTATCCTCCGACGGCCGGGAAAGAGGGCGACCAGTTTTTACTCGGCTCGCGCCGCGCAGAGGACTACTGGGACAAAAAGATTATAGCCGGGTCAACACCGACAGACGAGGGCGTATGCAAGGCGACGGAGTTATACGAACAGAGCGACAAGCGGCAGTATCATGTGCCGTGTCCGCATTGCGGATTCATGCAGCCGATAGAGTGGGAGCGGATAGACTTTTCCGGCGCGGGTACGATCAAGAAGCCGGTCTATATCTGCGTCAGTTGTGAAAAAGCTATTGAATACAGCAATCACCGGTGGATGATGGAGCGCGGTGAGTGGATCGCCGAGAAGCCGTATGATGGCGTGGCCGGGTTTTATCTGTGGTCGGCCTATTCATACAGCCCCGGCGCGACGTGGTCACATATCGTCCGTGCGTTCCTGGATGCGAAGGACAGCCCCGAAAAGCTGAAAACGTGGGTCAATACGTGGCGCGGTCAGGCATGGGACGACGGCGGCGAGCGCACGGAGCCCGGTGATCTGTACGCTCGGCGTGAGGAATACAGTGTCATCCCGGCTCAGGCGGGGATCTTGATCGCATCCGTTGACGTACAGGACAACCGGCTCGAGGTGTTAATCAAGGCGTGGGGTAAGAGTGAGGAATCCTGGGACATTGACCATGTCGTCATATACGGCAACATATCGCAAGCCGAGCCGTGGAATTCTCTTGACCTATTGCTGTCGAAATCATACCAGCACGCGGCGGGCTATAACATGAACATTATGGCGGCCGGCATAGACAGCGGCGGGCACCACGCCGACGAGGTGTATCACTTCTGCCGGGTGCGTGAGGCGCGTAATATCATCGCCATTAAGGGCGACAACATGCACGGCAAGCCTATTATCACGCCGCCAAAGCGGACAAAGCACCCGAATCCACGCGCAAAGGGGCACCCGTACATGGTCGGCGTGTTCGCGGCAAAGGACATTTTGTCATCCCGTATGCGATTACAGGAGCCCGGGCCCGGCTTTATTCACTTTCCTGTACGGTTTGAGATGCCGTTTTTCGAGCAGTTATGCGTCGAGCGCAAGGTTGTGCGCTACATTCACGGCCGGCGCATGGAGGATTGGCAGAATCCCGGCAAGAAACGCAATGAGGCGTGGGATATGGAGGTCTATAATCTGTCAATCCTGCGCCTGTATTTTCCGGACATCGGCATGCTGAACAAGCGTATTGACGATATTTTGGGGCAACGGCCGGTGGTGAGGGCGCCGCAACGCAGGCGCGTATTGAGCCGGGGCATAACTGATTAAATGTTTGCCAAACAAATTTTTGCTTGACAAATTTATAGGAGTGTTGTATATTGCCATACATAATACAACCCAAAGAGGTTGACGAACTCAAGACCGCCGCGCTGTACGTCATACGCGGCATGCACATCAAGACGGGGCGGATTGTAATTGACGTAAGCACGTCGCACAATACGGCGATTGTCAAGATTACAGAGATAAGCAAGAAAATTAAAGAGGGCGACGAAGTAACAGTATCGGAAACCAGAACGATTAGATAATAAATTTCGGACCAATTCGTAGCGACACCGTCGCACAAAAACGAAGCCGACATCTCAATAGAGGTGCCGGCTTTTTTTATGGGGAAAAATGGCACAAATAACTCTCGCACAAGCCGAAGCACAACTCGCCCTCTGGCTCACCGCTGACCAGAAAGTCGCTACCGGGCAGTCGTACAGCATTGCCGGGCGCGCTCTGACCCGCGCCGATGCCGCTGAAATCACCAACAAGATCGTATTCTGGAACGACATGGTTGGCCGTCTCTCCGGTACGGGCGGCATGAAAATCCGTGGAGTTACGCCCTGCGTATGAAAAAACCAGAAATCAAACAGAATATTGCCGACAAGGTCGTCTCGTATTTCTCGCCGGCGTCCGGCATTAAGCGGATGCGGGCGCGTAAGATCATGGCGCTGTCCGACGCCTATACCGGCGCGTCAACGACCCGCCGCTCCATGTACGATTTTACGCCGGTCAGTCAGTCGGCCGACGACGCGATCAAGTACAGCCGCGACATGCTTGTCCGTCGCGGCCACCACATGTACCGCAATAATCCAATTGTCACGGGGTCGCTTGATTCAAGCTGCATGTCAATCATCGGGCCCGGCCTTCAGATGCACTCCCGCATTGACGGCAAGTTTCTAAACCTGTCCGACGATCAGCGTGAAGAGATGGAGACGAGCCTCGAACGCGAGTGGCGTCTCTTCTCCGAATCGACCGATTGCGACATATCGCGGACAAATAATTTTGGACAGCTCCAGAACATGACGCTGTTGCAGTCATTCGTGACCGGCGAGTCGTTCACTATTCTGCCTTATCTTGACCGTCCCGGTTTCCCTTATAGCTTAAAGGTCCAGATTATCGAACCGGAGCGCGTCTATAATGACCAAAACAAGGCGGACGGGCCGGTCAACGGTAAGGTTAGCCTGTACGACGGCATCGAAAAAGACGAGTTCGGAGCGCCTATCCGATACCATATCGCCGATTTTTTCCCGCACCAGATGACCAGCAAGACGCAAACGTGGCGCAAAATTGACGCATTTGGTGGTCCCTACGGCCTACGAAACGTCCTTCATCACTACATCAAGAAGCGGCCGGGGCAGACGCGGGGTGTCTCCCTGCTTGCGCCGGTGCTGGAAAAGCTCCATACGCTCGACAAATACATGAAGGCCTACCTCGACATTGCACTTGTGCAGGCGCTTTTTACCGTTTTCATCACACATGAAACACAGCCGTCAGGCGGCGACCTGCCGATGTACCAGCCCGATAGCGAAACGGACGCCGCGTCAAGTGATGACGACTACAAGATGGGGTCCGGCGCAATTATTGACCTCCCAATGGGCGACAAAATCCAGACCGCCACGCCCGGCATGCCAAACTCAAATCTTGACCCGTTCATCATGGCGATATACCGCGAGATCGGCATCGGCCTGAACATCCCGGTGGAAATCCTGACAAAACATTTTCAGTCATCATTCACTGCTGCCAAAGCCGCGTTCAATGAGGCATGGCGATTCTATAAAAATCGTCGGTCATGGCTTGTTGCGACGTTCTGCCAGCCGATTTACGAGCGGTTTTTATTCGAGTGCATCGCGCGCGGGCGCGTGGACGCCCCTGGCTTTTTTGACGACCCGCTTATCCGCGCCGCGTACTGCGGGGCCGAGTGGGTAGGCCCGGCACAGGGACACTTAAATCCTGTGCAAGAGGCCGACGCCATCGAGAAAAGAGTCAAGAATAACATCACCACCATAGAGCAAGAGACCGCCGAGTACAACGGCGGACAGTTTGACCGCAATATCGCACAGCGCAAGCGAGAAGTGGCGCTCGTAAAGGACGCCGGCGCAAGGGAAGAGCCGAAGCCCGCGTTCGGACAGAAACCAGAACAACAGCCAGACGATCCCGACAAGAAAAAGCCGGAAGGGGAGGACGATGATGCGTCTTGAATTTAGATGCAGGTGCGGCGCACTGTTAAGCCGCGAAGTCTCCGATGGATACGACTCCCGCGCCATTATGAACGGCGAGGGGTGGGCGATTATCAAGGGCGGCGGGTACGGGTGCGCCGATTGTATCGCGTCCGGACAGGTTGCCCGCGATCCCGTCGCCATGAACGACGACATGGGCAAGAAAAAGCGGAGGGTTTTCGATGAAGCTGATTGAAATACTGAGTACTGTATGGGCGATTCTGCCCGAAAAGCTCGTGCAAATCGAGAACATTATCACGTCGCACATGGCCGGCGACAAGCTCGATCTCAAAAAGATCGAGGCCAAAATCATGTCGTTCGACGCGCCCGAATCAAAAGTGCCGTATGAAGTCGTCAATGGGTCGGCCATTATCTCGATAAACGGTGTGTTATCGAGCAACCCGTCGGCGTTCGAGCGCATATTTTTTGACGCCGTGTCGATGGAACAGATCCGCGAGGACGTGTCCGCCGCCGTCAACGACCCCGCCGTAAATCAAATTGTACTCTCGATTGACTCGCCGGGCGGGTCGGTGCAGGGAACGCAGGAAACCGCGAACCACATTTTTAATCTGCGCGGGTCGAAGCCCATCATCGCGCACACGTCTGGCATGATGGCGTCCGCCGCGTATTACATCGGCGCGGCAGCGGACAAGATTCTCATATCCGGCGACAACGTCATGGCCGGGTCAATCGGAACCATATACCGCCACGTCGATTTCTCCAAAAGGAACGAGAGCGAAGGTGCGAAGGTTACTGAGTTTGTCTCTGGTAAGTACAAGAACGCATTTTCGTCAAACGCGCCGCTTGATGAAACGAAAAGCGAATACATCCAGTCTATCGTTGACAAGTCATTCAGTATATTCGCCGCCGACGTTACTAAATTTCGCGGCGTTCAAAAATCAAACATGGGCGAGGGCAAGGTTTTTCTCGGTCAGGACGCTATTGATGCGGGCCTGGTCGATGGCTTTTCCTCGCTATCAGATATAGTCAACGGAAAGCCTGCCGGTGTGCAGGCTGCCAAACGTGCGCCCGTGATGGCGCAAACAAACGAAATCGCAGGAGAGGAAAACATGGATATAGTAAAACTCAAAGCCGAATTTCCCGATCTGTACGCGTCCGTGGTAGCGGAAGGCAAAACAGAACTGGAAGCGCAAGTAAAAGCCGCAAGCGAAAAGGCGCTGTCAGACGAACGCGCCCGCGTCAGCGGCATTAAAGCGGCACTCATACCCGGTCACGAAAAGCTCATTGATGCGCTTATCGAGAACGGCGCGAGCGTCGAGGTGGCAATGGCCGCCATAATCAAGGCTGAAAATGACAAGCGGGCCGGTGTACTCGCCTCCATTCAAGCGTCAGCACCCGCTCCCGTAGCCGCTGCCGTCGAACCGACTCCCGAACCCGAAAAGGAAACGGGATTTAACGAGATGGTAGAGGCGCACATGGCGGAGCACAAGTCGAGCAGGGCCGCCGCAATATCGGCCATAG